AGGGTGAGTAGAATTGCCCTTATTCTTTTAATTAACGGGGAATTCTAAGTTTGTAATAAATATGAAAATCCCGTGGGAAGTTTAACATCTGGTCATTATTTTATAATCATAGCGCTTTTACCTTCTTATAATTTATATAAGGAAGGAGTGCTTATGATAGGTATATATAAGTTCACCAATTTATTGAATAATAAATGTTATATTGGTCAAAGTATTGATGTAGAACAAAGACGATTAGCTCATATTTCCTCTGCAAAAAATAAAAAAGCGGCAGACTACAATCATCAATTACATCAAGCATTAAGAAAATATGGCGTTGAAAATTTCTCTTTTGAAGTTTTAGTTGAATTAAGTGGAGAGGGTTACGATAAAGATTTATTAAATAAATTGGAAGCATATTATGTCTCTAAATACAATTCTTTTAAAAATGGATATAACGCCACACCTGGCGGAGATGCGATAGACCCGGCATCAACTAAAGGGGAAAAGAATGGTAGGTCTTTAGTCACCGAAGAGGATGTATGCTATATTAGAGAATGCTATAACGCTCATATCCCATTTAAAGAAATTCAAAAAAAATATGAAAATCATAAAATTACAACTCGCGGATTGCAAAAGATTTGGCATTTTGAAACTTGGAAAGATATAAAGCCAGAGTATAATACAAAAGAAAATAGATATTGGCATAGCCATAAAGCTAAAGCTAATGAGTCTTCAATCGCAAGAGATAATAAACGGCATTTTTCCGATGATCAAATTCGACAATTCAGAAATGATTTTTATAATAAAAATATGACTGTACGCGAAATACAAATTCAATATAATTTGAAAGAACGAATCACTACAATTAGAAATGCTATAATTGGTAAAACTTATAAAGATGTTAAATGACTGTATCGACTATCCACTTTGTCGTGGAGTAAAATTGATTTTTCAATTTGAAATAAAGAACATAATTTTTTTATTATGAAGAGATAGTCAGGGCCTATAGAAATATAGGAATAACCGGATTCTGCCTCTGGCGGCGCAAAGATCATCAGAGACGCGAGCTTTCAGGCAGTAATGGGTTTGAAAGGAAAAATTTTGAATGCTTTAGTGGCAGACAAAAGCAAAATCCTCAAAAATGCCGAAATTGTAGATATTGTAAAAGCTCTTGGCCTAGAATGGTCCACTGAAGGTAAGAAAGTTGTTTATAAGCCTGAAAAACTACGATATGGAAAGTTTATTATCGCAGCAGATAAAGATCCTGATGGCGGGCATATATGCTCACTCATACTGACGTTATTGTGGGAACTTATACCACAATTAGTGCTCGATGGATATGTATATATCGCCTTACCTCCTTTGTACAAGGCTGAGTTTGGGACAAAATATCGGTATTTGGATGACAAAAAAGCTTTAGAAGAATTCAAGAAAACACACCAGAAGTTTACTTTGACTTACTTTAAGGGCCTAGGAGAAGCTTCTCCAGAAGAATTAGGCAATATGATTATCAACCCAAAAACTCGTAATATTAAACAAGTAACTGTGGAGGATATTAAAAAAACTACAGAGATTATTTCAAATCTTATGGGTTCTGATTCCACACCTAAAAAAGAATTTGTATTTGGCAATAAAATGTCTGAGATTATGTAAGGATTTATATGGAGATTGTAGATTTATTCAAATCAAATATGCTAGACTATGCTAGTGCAGTAAACCAATCTCGCGCAATTCCTGATGCCCGCACTGGATTGAAGCCTATCCATCGTAAAATTTTGTATGAAATGTATGTCGATAAAATCAAAAGTGATGGCAAATATAAAAAGTGCGCCTATATGGTTGGGCAGATTATCGCTCGATTTAGTGAGCACGGAGATGCGGCAACATATGATGCTTTAGTCCGTTTATCTCAAACGTGGATTCAACGTTATCCACTGTTGGACTTTCACGGAAATTCAGGCTCTCAATTTGGCGATTCTCAAGCAGCTATGCGATACACTGAGTCGAAATTATCCAAATTGGCTGAGCAGGGTTTTTTGAACAACCTTGATAAAAACAATGTTGATTGGATTCCAAACTTCACGAATGAAGAAGAAGAACCATCAGTTCTTCCAGCAATTTTTCCTGGACTATTCTGCTTACCAAATCAAGGTATCGGATATGCTTGTGCTAGCAATTTCCTTACAATGAATTTGTCTGAAGTTTGCGATGGGTTGGTTGAATTTATCAATACAGGAAATTTTCCGTTGCTCCAATATGACTTAGCTTCTGGTGGTTCTATTATAAATCCAAAAGCGATGGAAAAAATTTATAGTACTGGCAAAGGTGCTATTATTGTTGATAGTAATTATACTATTAACGGTAAGACCATTTCCTTCTATGAAATTCCATTTAACGTTATGTTTGATGATATTATGGAAGAAGATTATTGCTCTTTGCGAGAAAAATGAACTTAGCAGCATCTCTGATGTGCGTAATAATAGTGGTAACGGAAAATTATCATTAGAAATTGATGTATCTCGCGGCCATACGGTAGAAGAGGTTGTAAAACAACTATTTTCTAAAACTAAATTACGTACATCTTATAATGTTAACCAAGTAGCTTTGGTTGATGGCTCTCCAATATTACTTACTCAAAATGAAATGGCTAAGATTTACGTTGAACATAATCTTGATTGTATCAAGCGAGAGTTTGAATACGATTTAGAAAATACGCAAAAACGCGTTGAAATTCTTTTAGGATTATCAAAAGCTTTAGAAAATATTGATAGAGTTATTGAGATTATTAAAAATAGCAAAGATAGCTCTAGCGCTAAAAATATCTTGATTACGGAATTTGATTTTACAGAAAACCAAGCAAAAAGTATTCTTGACATGAAATTGGCTCGTTTAACAAAGCTTGATACCAATGATATAAATAAAGAATTAAAAGAAAAGCAAAAATATTTAAAGTATTGCGAGAAGGTTATTTTTTCCACAGATACTCAAAGTTCAATCTTGATTGAGCGTATCCAAGATTTGAAAAACAAATTTGGAGATGAGCGCCGCACTCAAGTAATTCAAAAGG